AATGTTGGTTACTTTTGTATCTGCCATGCTCTTTTACCTCCATCAGATGTTTTTGCGGATTTTCGCCATGAGGTCTGTGCCGTTCACGACGTATTTGAAGTTCAGCTTGTCCAGTTCGAGGACGGTCGAATTGTTCACGACTACCTTGATGTAGAACGCTTCGATTTCGATTTCCGGCTCTCCCTTTTTGCCCTTGGCAAGAGTGCCGAGGGTGCTGGTGGTTGCCTTGCCTCTGAGGACGATCTTTACCGGGATGTCCTCGGTGTTGCCAGTCTTTCTGTCCTGGAACTGCTCGGACCCACGCAGGGTGAGTTCCAGAGCCTTGGTGGTGTCCACCAATTTGAAGACGTCCTCATGCAGGATTGCAAACGGGATTTTCGTCTTCGTTGAGCCGAAGTGTCCAGTTGCTGGTGCTTCGATTTCTCCAAGAACGCCAGCCGCCTCGATGGTCTCTGTGAGTGCCTCCAGCTCCGGGAGTTCCACTTCTCCCGAAACGCCCAGCAGTTTGCCTGAAAGGTAGACGTTGTAGGCGTTGATCAGTTCGGGTACCATGTTTCCAATGCTTGCCATCTTTATTCACCTCCTGTGAGTGCTGCCTGAAGCATATCGGTATCGTAGTTCAGGGTGTTGTTGATCGTCTCTGCAGGCGTGTACGGAGCGATGTGCTGTCTGAATGTGATTTTGCCTGCGAGGATGTCGGTTACCGGGTTGTCGTCTTCGAGGTACTCAATGCTTGCCCCTGCCCAGTGTGTCGGTGCGTAGGCTGCGCATCTGATGTTCTCGCTGTCGACGATGTTCTCGATGAGCTTGTAATTCATCGGGTCGTCCACCTTGTCAAAGTAGGTCAGGATGAACGTGTTCCCCTGCCAGTTGAACATCCGGCGGACGTTGATCCAGATGTCCTTTGCGTCGCCGCTGGAAGGGTACGCCCCGGTGTAGTTGCCCCAGAGTCTGAATCCGTTGATGTTGATTGCGGTTGCTACACCGTAATCGTTCACGGTCGTTCCCTGATCCTGATCGAGTGTTACCTCGGTGCCGTCTGCGAGGCATGTGCCTGTGATGGCGAGGCTCTTATTCGACGGAGAGTTGCTCGGTACGTCTTCGTTGACCGCATCCGTGTATGCCATTCGTGCAGCGGCTACCGCCGAGCCTGCGAGGATGATTTCGCCAATCTGGAAACAAGGCCAGATGTTGTATGCGTACTCGGATGTGAATCCGCATTTTTCCTTGACCGTCTTCACGTCGGTGTATTTCCTTGCACCGCTCTCTTCGTCGGTCGGAATGTCAAGCACTGCGATGGCTTTGAAAACGCCATTGATGTTGACCGCCTTTGCGGAGAGTGCGATTCCTACCTCTGGTATCTGCGACCAGCCCGGTGCGAGGAGGATTCCCGGTGTCACGCCGAGCTTCGGGTAAACCTGACGGATGACTTCCATTCCTGTTTCCTTCCCAGTGCTGACGTTGACCGCTCCGATGATGTCGCTCTTGGTGACTGCGGAAGGGTCGAGCTTGTTTCCTGAAATCGTGAGGGCTGTCGCTGCTTCGCCTGCGCCGCCTGCGATCAATGTGATCACAAGGTAGCCGTCGTTGTCGAAGGTTGCCGTGTAGTCAGTTCCCACGGTGAGTTCCTTGCCAGACGCTTTGACCGTGAGTCCTTTTCTAAGGATTCCAGTCTCTTCCACGGTTGCCTGCAAATCGGACACCGCCACCTCTGTTTCCGCCAGTGCGGTCTTGTGGGTGTTCGGGTCGAGGACGTTGATGTAAACGACCGGGCTTACCTGGTAGAGATTCGATGTTGCGTACATCGTCTGGCATAAGGTGTAATTGTTGAAGTCAGCAAGGTATCCGAGCGTTGCCATCGCCTCGGTTGCTGAATTGGCGAGGATTGGTACGTTTACCAACGAATCGGGATCATCCGCCATGTTGATGGGAGCCGTTCCGATTACCACCTGCAGTCCTGCGCTGGTTTCCTGCGGAACGGTTACGGCTGTCGCCTCTTCGTAGATAAATACTCCATGTTTCTTTGCCATGATGATTTACCTCCTTGTGGTGTTATTTCTTGAGTTCCTGCGCCTTGATGAAGGCGTTGTAAATGTAGCCATTCTTTTCACGGAGCATTCTGTTGGCTTTCGGGTAGTCCGAAATCTGAATGAATAAATTCCTCAGTTCCGGGTTCTTTGCGATTGCCTCTTTTGCGCCATCGGGTATCTCCGTGTATACCCGGTTCTGGATGCCGATTCCGTGGACGGTGGGTCCGACGTATAAGAGCGGCTGCGGTGCAGGCTCTTCTTTGGTCTCGACTTCCTTTGTTTCCGCCGTGGTTTCCTCGGCTGCTACCGCCTCGGTCTCCGGCTTTGTTTCCTCTGTCGTTTTCTTAGACATAATCTGCCTCCTTTCTTCCAATCTTTGGAACGGAGAAAGTGATCGCCGCCGCTCCGAAAAAGAACGGGTATGTGTCGTCCTCTCCTACCGCCCATTGGATGTCTTGGTCTGCACGGTACTTCTTATCAAGCAGTGGGTCCCATGCGAATCTGTCCACCAGTCTCTGAATCATCACGAGAATGGTTTCGTGTCCGTTGCTGGTCGCCCGGTCGTGGATTCCGAAGACGATATCAGTTGCGACGTGCCAGCAGTCGTCATCGTCTCTGGTTCTTCCTGTGTCGAACCTCACGATGAAGTAAGGGAAGTATTGCGCCGGGTCATCTTCATCCGATTGCGTGATGGGGAGTCTGTGGGCGTACCCCTTAACGCCGACCACTTCCTTGCCGTCCGTGTCTGTTGTTTTGATGTCTTTCAGGATTTTCTCGACCTCTGCTATCAAGTTGTCCTGCAGGTTCTTGAATGTCATCTTCTTTGCACCCCTTTACATGATTTTGGCAATCTCAGCCATCATTTCCTCGTGGAGTCTTTTGCGGATCACGTCTTCCATGTCGCCCTGCCCTCCACGCTTGCCTTGGTAGATTTGCTCGACCATCTTCGGGACGGAGTTGCCGTGTAAAACCTTAATTGGGGAACGGCTTGCCCCACGCCTCTGTGCCATAAGCCCTTCGGCTTTTCCCCCAGTAGGGATAAACGCTGCACCGCCTGTTGCTGTGACCAGCCTCTTCAATCCCGACTTGGTGATGTCTGCCTTACCTCCGGCTTTCGGCATGGAGGTCTTGAAGCTCTTCGTCAATGTCGGAGGCTTGCCTTTTGTCTGAATTGTTGCATTCAGGTGTTCGGCTGTCGCTGGCACTTTTTTGATGTCTTGGTTGAATCGGGAGGTCTTGATGGTGTACCCCTGACTTCTCCCCTGCTTGATCATCTTCATTGCCACGGTCGCAGTTCGGTTGATGGCGTTCCGTAAGTGCCGGGGTGCTTGCTCCATGTTCTTCAGTTTTGAAAGAACTTTTTTTACGTCGCTTTGGTCTACCTCCACGTAAATCATTGTTGTTGCACCTCCAATAAAAAACAGAGCGATTTCTCGCCCTGTCTGCTCTCTGGTTATTCTGGTTTCATTTTTTCGACCTTTGGTCTGTCATCGTGTAATAAACCCACGCCGCTGCATTGTCCATAAAAAACGCTGTCAGGCGATACTCTTTTTGTTCGCCCTGAATCAATCCAAGCGTTTTCAATTCCTCAAAGGTTACCCGTGAAAGATTCCACTGGTGCGGTTCGCTGTAGTAACCTCGTGCAATGACTCCCTGAAAAAAATTATTGAATAATGGATTTCGCATCTCCCTTACCGCTTTTTCAATCTGCGGATTTCTGACCATTGCCTCAAAGTCTCCAGTCTCTAGTGCCAGTCGGTACATGTGGACGCATGGTCGGATGAGTGTTCCATCCTCTTCCCTGTCATCGCAGGTGCAATCCTTCAGGGTTGCTTTGTAAGTTTTTTCACTATGACCGTTCGGTCTAAAAATGCCATGTTTGTTCGGGAATGTCTTTATCTCGAATCCATGGTACCAGTCTTCCCATAATGCATGACGAAGACGTGAAAGTGGGTATTCCTCATTGGTGAGGAAGTTCCCGGTTGTGTTTGTTTTGAAAAGTCCCATACTGATTTCCTCCTTGATTTCTAACGGTTGTGATTCCGCTGCCACGGTTGCAGCTATCTTCACTATAAACGTCTTTCCGTTGTTGTTCAAGCGAGAAAATCTTTTGTAAGACTTCTTTTGCTTTATGCTCTGTTCGCCTCTATCGTGATGGAGTAGATTCCGTATTCGTCCACCGCATCTGCTACCCGGTAGGTTCTGCCATCCAGTGTGAGGATGCTGCCCTGTTTGGGCATTGCTCCGAAGTCATCCGCAGCGACATAAATCAATTTCTGGTTGACGTAGATGCCGTCTGCGTTCTGGTTCATCCTCTTTTCACGCTCGATCTGTTCGTTCGTGTCAATCTGGACTGGCATTTCCTTGCCGTTCACGTTGTGGGTGTCCGAGAATTCCTCCAAGTTTAAAAATGTACGGTGTGTGTCTTCTGCGACTATCTCTTTGAAGGATTTCATGATTTCTTCCCCTTTGATGGTCTCTTTCTCTCCGGGGTGTCCGGCACTTGCCCGACTAATGCGTTCGGGTCTCCGTCCGAGCTTTTCCCAGAAATTCCGGGCTTTGCCGTAGCGAGTTTCGCCTTGGGTGCTTTCGCCTCGGTCTGCGCCTCGTCATCATTCCAGACCGCACTTCCGCACTCGATCCACGCTGCGACCGTTGCCTCGTTGTCAGCTGGCAGGGTGTCGCCTGCCTCGTACTGGTGTGAACGGTACAAGACAGGTCGAATCGCCATCAGTCGTGTCATGCGTTAATCTTGACGAGGACTACCGCATCATCTGAAGCCGCCGCCTGCGCTGCGAATCCAGCCGGGGTGTTGCTGCCAGCGGTCGTGGTGATGTTGCCGCTTGCGTCATCCCAGTAAACCTCCGCCCCTGCGGTGATTTCCTCTGACGCTTTGGGTAATTCAAAGACCCCGGTCACGTGGAGGGACCCTTTTTCGCCTGCAGGAATGTCGCCGCCGATCACGCCGATGCGTGAACCGTAGACGACGATTGTGTTGGCTTCAATCTTCTTGTTCGTATCGTTGGCATAATCGAGGGCTTCGCCTCTCTGCCAGAAAGCTGCTTTAGCCATGGTCTATTTCCTCCTCTCTTCCTACTGCTTCTTTCCTGTGTTCTTTACGATTCCACGGAAGTCACGGACGGTGATTCCCCAGTCGAGGAAGATGTCCCATGTGAATCCGAGGACTCCCGGTGTCTCCATTCTGCGGACGGTCGGTGTTTCCTGTCCGTTCAGGTAGTCTACCTGGATGCCCCTTGCGCTGCTTTCGTCAGCAAGCATGAACCACGGGCATGCGTCCTCGCCTGCCAGTGCGTTGAGGACAGGAGACTGCACGATCTGGAGTGGGTAGTTGTAAAGCGGATTGATGTCGTTGTTGTTGCTTCCAGTTACCTGTGCGCTGTGGAAAATCACGGCGAGGTCGAATTCGTAACCCACAGGCACCACGATTGTCTTCGGGGTCATGTAGATTGCGTCTCCGAACTGGTCTTTCTGCTGCTGCATGAGCAGGATCATTTCCTGAATGGTAGCCTGGGTCGGCTTATCCGCTGTCGCTGCGATGTTGTTGTGGTCTGCGTGGAAGAGTGACTTCCCATCGAAAATCGTAGCGTTGTCGAACAAAATCTTATAAACCTGCTTGTCGATGGTCTTCTTTGCGGCTGTCGCATAAAGCCCCGGTACCTTGGTGATGAATCCGATGTCATCATTCACGAAAGCCTGACGGCTCATGGAGAACTGCTTGCCGTAGGTCTTCAGCTTACGCTGAGGCAGGAGTTCGGTCTGCGGCATGTCGGGCTTGATCTCTCCGTTCTCAGGAACTTCGAGGAAATCGCCCACGCCACCGATGACGTACTCATGGTCTGCGGTCTCTTTGAAATCCGGGAGCGTTCCCTTGGTTGTGATTGCCTGGAATGTCGTAGGAACTTTGTTGTAAAGCTCCACGATGCTCTTACGGATCGTGCTGTCCATGATTGCCGGGAAGGATGCGGACGGATTGTAATACTGGCGCATCAGCTCGGTATAAATCTCATCGCTGCTCTTTCTGGTGTAGTTGGCGGTGTTCACGCCGTCACGGCTGAGGCACTCGATTGCGAGGTTTCTCAGGCTGATTGCCCTGAAATCATTCGCTCCGTCTGCAGGTGTGGAAACGCCCACGCCGGAACGCATCAGGAGTCCGTCAGTTACCGCTCTGCGGAACTTGTCGCCCTCATCTACGACTCCGACCACGCCGCTCCTGATCGGTGCGCCGCCTTTTCTGAAGTTCTCGATGATGGCAGCTCTTACCTCTTCCTCGGTGTTGCCGTTGTTGATGTAATTTGTGGAATCCACGCCAAGGTCACGGCACATCTCTTCGATGTTGCGCACTCTCTGACGCTCTTCCTGGATGGCTCTCTGACGAGCCTGGGCGAGAGCCTTTTTGCCCTCATCGTCCCCTTCGCCGTCGCCGTCTCCATCGCCGTCTCCTTCGCCATCGCCGTCATCCTCGGTTGCACGTGACTGATTAGCGTGGCCAGTTGAGCCAGCTGCCAGTGCCGCCGCATTCATGGCGTCAATGGAACGCTGCAGATTCTCGAACTCTCTCTGTTCGTCCTCTGTCATTGCCCGGTGCTGGTTTCTCGCAAGTGCGAGAAGTTCCTGCTGACGGGCGAGCATCTGTTCTCTACTCATTGCTTTTTCCTCCTTGATTGATGTAGTTGGTGATGTTTTTGTTGTATTGAAGCTGCTTTTCAAGCGTCCGGGTCATGGCTATGTCTGCGCTGCCCTCTGCGGAGCGTCCTACGCCCACGCTTGGGTCTGCCGGAACGGATACGATGCTGATCTCGTAGGGTGCCCACTTCCTTGCGATGCTGCATGGTCCCGTGTATTTGCCATCCGCCGATTGCTTGTTCGGCATTACTTCCTCCCATGAATCCACGAGGTATCCTACCGATACCCCCTTGAGCGTTCCGCTCTGAACCTTTGCAAAAATCTTTTCAGAGTCTTCGTCTGAATCAAAGGTTACCTCTGCCTCTCCACGACCGTTCTCTATCCATGCCCTCTCGATCTTTCCGATGACGGCATCCCGGTTGTGGTTGTAAAGCAGGACTCCTATCTCATTGAGCCGGGTCAAATCCACGGCTCCGTCTGAGTGGTCTAATATTTCGGGTCCGAACCATCTTTCGTATGGTTCTTCGCTGGAGAAGGAAAGCCTGAAGGTTCTATCCTTGTTTTCCACCGCCCGAATTTGGCAGTTTAGAACTTCCCTTGTCGCTTTGCTCTTCTCCATCGTCTTCGGGCTTTTCGTCTCCATTGTCCTCTGGAGATTCGCCGCCCTCTTCCTCTGTGAGTGTTGGCTCATCCTCTTCATCCTCCTTTTCTGATTCTTCCTGCAGCTTGTTGTCAAACATGACGCTGTTGAAGTCTCCGAGTCCCTTTTCCTTTGCGTACTCCGAAACCTCGACGATGTCATCTATCTGGGTGCGCCAGTCTGCGCCGTTTTCTGCACAAATCTGTTTGTAGGTCTTGACCCCTGCGTTCATCGCCGTCTTCATCGCCCCGGATTCCTTTTGTGGGTCTATCCACTTCTTTGGTGGTTGAATCCATTCGTGGGCGAGGTAGTCGTCCTTTTTCTCCCAGAAGTCTTTGATTGATACCGCCCCTGCGAGGACTGCGGAAATGACGAATGTCTCATAAATCTCATCAAGGATTGAGATGATCATTTCCTTTTCTTCCTGGAATGTCATTTCATCCTCGATTGCTCCCTGCCTTGCCGATGCGTAGTTGGTCTCGCTCATGTCACGGCTGGTTGCCTCGTAGGAGAGACCCTGCCCTGCACCGACGAGCCTTTGCTGCAGTTTCACAAAGCTGGTAGCATCTGCGGACTGCCCTGTCGGGTTGACCACTTCCACGTCGTCCCCGGCATTAAGTTCCTTGATCATTCCGGGTGTCAGCGTCTTTCCGTCGTAGGAGAATCGGTCGCCGCCTCCGGCAGTCCCGACTCTTCCTATCCCTGAAACGGGGAGCTGCTTCTTGATGAATACCGAGAGGCAGGCTTCTATCCTCTGCTTCACGCTGACCGCTGTGATGAATTCGTTCACGTCCCTGATTCTTGTGACCGTCTGGGACATGTCGCTCATCTCCCGAATCTGCGAGGGTCTCTTCTTGGTGTAGTAAAAAATCACATCGTCCGCCTTGACGTAGACCGGGTCGGTGATGGAGTAGCCGTCGATGCTGTATTGTCTGATCCAGTATCCTACCGGGCGGTTGTATTCGTTGTACTCGATTCCGCCGACGATGCGGTGCTTTGGGTTCTTTGCCATGACCTGCATTTCGTCCAGTTCGTCCACCTCGATCATCTGAAGGGAGAACGGCAGGATGCCGTCGCTGGTGTACCGCTTCACGAATAAAACGCCACCGTCCACCTTTTTCCTGATGACCGCCATGCGGAGCATCTGGTTTAAGCTCTGCGACCCGGTCACGTCGCAGTTCCTTGCCTTGCACCATTTCTTCCAGAGCTTCTCCAGCTCTTTGTTGATTTCCGCTTTCGGGGTCTTGACCTGAATCTGAAAGCCGGAGCCGATGACGTTCCTCTTATACGCTCCGAGGACGGAGTTCATCACGTCCGAGTTGCGTTCGAGGTCTCTCGCTCTTGCCCTTACCCATTCACGGCTGGTGCGGTCGGTAACCTCTGCGGACTGGTTCGTCACTCTCCATCCTGAATTGAGACGACCGTAGTCCCCGGCATCGTAGTTTCTCAGTTCGTCGTAGGCGTTTCGCCACGCCGCTCTCTTTGCCCCTGCCTCCGGGCTTATGAATGCTATCAAATTGTCGAGCCATGCCATCTGTCCTACCTCCCTTCAAAAAACGCCACGTAGGTGTCGTCTATGAGTGAGGTGTTGCTTTCGGCTGCTATCTCTGCCTGCAGTTCCTTTTGCCTTGCGAGGAGCTGCGAGTATTCCGCCCTGGTCAGTTTCCTGGAGCCTATCTGGTAGCTCTGACCGCCGAGGGCGACGTTGGAGAGTGCCTGTTGCACCTCTTCCAGTTCCTGTCTGGCTGTCTTAATATCTGCCATGCCATCATCCTCCTATATCCAGTGTTCGTTCGTCTGTATCCATGATTCCTCTGGGGTTTCCGTCTTTTCGGGTCGCTGGGCTTTTTCCTCGACCTTTGCCTCTTCCGCCAGGTGCATGGAGCGGACTCCTAAAATGTCAGCCGCCGCCAATGCGTAGACCTCGCAGTCGAGGTAGTGGTTGTCGGTGTGGGAGGCTTTCAGCTCCCAGGTCGTTACCAGCTGTGTTCCCTTCTTGATCTGCACCTTGTGTTCGGCTGTGACTTGTTTGGCGTATTCCATGTCGCAGCCCTGGTAAACCATCCACGCCCCTCTGCCATTTTCCTTTTGCATTCGGGCGGCTATCATGTCCTTGTATTTTCCGCCGTCTACCACGGCGAGGTTCATTCCGTATGCCTTGCTGTCGGTCTTGTTAATCTTCGAGAGGTGGAAGTGTTCGGTCATGACCCTTGATGAACCTTTGACCGGGAGTGCCCAGTCTGAATTGTTCGCACAAAAGTCGTAGACTGCGTCTGCGTCGAATCCTGAATCGATCAGGCAGAGGGAGACGACCAGCTGTGTTCCGTCTTCCTTCTGGTACCCGTAATTCATGACCCTCTCGATGTCCGTCCAGCTCATCGCCTGTCCGTGGGCTATGTTCTGGCTGGTGATGAAGTTGCCCCACGCCCGGATTGTCCAGTAGAGGCAGGTTTCCTGAACGTCGACGCCGCCTGTGATGAATTTCGCCCAGGTCGGTACCGTGAATTCCTCGAATTCCGTTTGACGCTCCAGCACCACGTCGGCTGAGGTGGTGAGCCTCGTGTCTTCCCACGGCTCTGCCAGCCACGAGTTGATGAAGTTCTGCATCCTCTCGTTGTCGCCCTGTGAATTGATCCATTCGAGGGCGATTTCTGAAAAGCGGACGAACGGGGAATAGAGGACTGAAATCCAGTAGCCTATCTTTCGCCTTGCGGAGTTGTTCTCTTTCACGATCCGCCACTCTCCGTAGCGGAGCATCTTCCCCTTGTGCTGGTCGTTGATGATGCAGCCGCATTCCTGGCAAACGTAGACCGCCTGGTCTGCCCTGTCGGATGCCGTCTGCCCCTCTTCCTTTTGTGGGAATTTCAAGTTTGCAAATTTCAGCTCTATCATTTCGCCGCAATGGGGACACGGCACGAAGTAGTGTTTCTCCACATCGCAGTCCAGCAGGTTCTTCCAAATGTGACCGCTCTTTATCGTTGGCGTGGAGGTCATGTAAATCTTGCGATTTGCGAAGGTCTTCGTTCTCTCCCTTGCCAGCGATATCGGGTCCGCCTCTTTTTTGCTTGCTCCGGGGTACTTGTCTACCTCATCGAGAAAAAGGTACTTGATTGCCCTCGATGCCAAGCTGGAGGGGCTGTTCGCACCTGAAATCGTGAGGTACATTCCCTCGAATTGCAGTTCCATTTTCTGGCTGCGCAGTTCAAGGTATCTTTCCCGAAGCGTCGGGCTTGCCGTCATCATCGGCTTGATTCTGTTTTCGCTTATGGATTCTCCGAGCTTGTCTGAAGGGTAGACCACCATGCTTGGTGCTGGGTCCTGCCCCACGATGTAGCCGAGCATGTTCAGTTCTGCCTCTGTACCTCCTACCTGGGTGCATTTGCAGAAAACGATTTCCTCGGTCTCGTAGTTGTTCAGTTCGTCCATGATCTCTGTGAGGTACGGGGTCTTGTCGTTCCTCCACGGTCCCGGCATCGCCGCCGTCTTAGCGTCGAGCATTCGGTATTTCTGCGCCCACTCGGACACGGTGATGTCTTCGGGTGGGTTCAGTTGCCGGAGGGCTTCGTGGATGTAGCTTGCTACCTCGAACTTTTTACGCCACTTACGGCTTCTCGCCACTGAGAATCTCCTTCACGTCTTTTGGTTTTGCGATGCCTGCCACAACGAAGGAGTTCAGGAGTTCGGCGATTTCGTCTGAAATCTCTTTCTCCACCCTCCTTTGCTCCAGCGGTTCTAATGACCCCGAAAGCATACCGCCGATTCTGTTGGGGAGGCTCATTGCGAATTTTTTGAAAACCACGAAGAACTTAGCGTAGTCGAGCTTCACTTCCTCGATGCTGATGTAGTCCCCTGCGGCTATCGCCGTTTTCAGTCGGTGCAGCTCTCCCTGGCTTT